AAGCACAACTCCGACATTAAAAATGTAATCGGAGAATATTATAAAGTGTTGAGACCATTCTACGACGACAAAACAGTCTCAAACATTTTAAGAAAGATTCCCGAGATTTCCAAGAATTTAATGGGTCTCTCGTTGGATACGCCTTATATGACTGAAATTAAATACAAAGGCACAGATACATACGCCGTTTTTGACAAGAGAACTAGCGAACTCTTATTTGAAAATTATTTCTTGCAAACTCTCAACGCCTATAAAAAGTTGGCAGAGGATAAAAATATGCTTGTAGTTAACGCCCCGAGCGACGAAGAAGACAGAGATATTGCTCTTACCATAGAAAACATGGAAGACGAAGAGTTGCATTTGTCATCCAAGTCAACGCCCACTCTTCTTCTTGGCAATATCAAAGACATGAAAATCCGTGTCTCCAAATTGCTAGTCGCTTATCTCACCATAATGTCTAATCACAAGGATATTGTGGATCTCAGTTACGACAAAATAATGGAGGTCGTGTTTAAAAGCAAGGAAAGAGAGAAGGACACGTTTACTGACAGACTTCAAGCGATGACCGACGAGGAGCGCGACGCCGACACCATTTTGAAGATAAATAAGTTGGGCGTTTGGAGCAAGGGTCTGCAAAAGGGTCTTACTACCTACGTTAAAGAAACATACGACGAAGAGCGCGATTATATGGAAAAAATCGCGGAGATTGAAACGTCGCTTAGAAAGAAGAAGAATGTGACAGACGGAAACATCAACCAATTCTTGGAAGATTATATGGAAGAAACCGACGCCGCAGAGGCCATTGATAAGGAAGAAAATGATATCGCTTGGTTCGCCGGCGACGACGCAGGAGAAGACTATTTTGGTGCGGAACAAGACAACGAAGATTGGCAAGAACGAGACTAACTGAAAAAAAGGCACTACACCCGATTAAATAATTTGATAAAAATATATCTAATTATTATACATATATAGTAAACAACATGAATTCAATGTATAGATCCTATATTTCAAAAAACGTAACGCTTGTTAGCATTCTTCTATTTTTAGCGGTTTTTGTTACGATCCAAATTGGCAAACCCGCATTTTTATACAAAGACGATGGAAGCATCCGAGATTTTGGCATTGGTTATCGTAATAAGACTATTCTTCCTGTTTGGCTTTTGGCTATTGTTTTGGGCATTCTCTCTTACTTGTTCGTCTTGTATTATTTATCAAGACACTCCATGTTTTAACGTATAACATACACGAACTATAATGTGTATGTTATTCATATTCATATAATATAAAATATCATTCTTTTAATACGTGTAGATTTTTGAATTTTGTTTATCGGTCGCAGCGTTTATTTTTGATTCCGTTTTTAAGTATTGTTCTTGGTTTTGTTGCATTGTAGCCACATCTTTGCTGCAAGGTCTGCTCATAATGTTGTATTGAGTAATAGAGATCAATAATATCGCGGTGTAAATATACCAGAGCGCTTCTCCTACGTTATCTCTCATAACAACAACGTCTAATAATTGTTGCTTCATTTCCGGCGCACCCACTTGGTATTGTTCCTTCATTAACGGAACCAACATCGCCCAATATTCCATGAAATTTGACGGAACTATCTGATTTATCAAGATAGACATATTTCCGCTTAATTTGACAATGGCTTCAGCAGCGCTCTTGAGGCTGTTTATTTTTCCCGGTTCCGCACCCGTTGTCGCTGCGGAGTTTATCGCTTGATTGAGATCAGTATTCACCAATAATTCGGATAAAATGTTATTGGCCGAGTTTGACACAGCAAAATAACCAATCACGTTTGAAAATGCCGATTTAAACCCGGGAAACATCATTAGAGCAGCGATTACGCCTCCAAAAATAAATATCCAAGGAATCAATGTCATCAAGAATGCCGAGCCGATGTTTTGCAATAAACTACCCCCGCATTTATTCACCATTACGCTCGCATTAACGGCGACTTGGGTCAAAACAATAAACAAAAAATAAATAAACAGAGACGTGTTGTTGCTGCTACTATAAGCCGCGTATTCTGATCCAGTCGGGTCGTCAAATGCAGACGCGTTAAGCTTAGGTTTTAAGGCCAAATAATATAATAATGTTATGACTACAAAAATTAATAGAGAAAAAAAAGAACTGTCCATATAGTTATTGTGTATAATTTTTTTAGTTATTATACATTATTATATTAATTGTTAGGCGATAATAAATATGAACATTGATAGTTTTACTAAACCTACTTTAATAGAGCCTGGAGTAAAATACTTTTTAAGCGAAACTTTAAAGCAGTGTAGAATTTTTAAAAATACTTACAACAACATGTTAATTAACATTTCTCTCGGGATTGGGTTTTTAGTCATTTTAGGCATAATTCTTTTTTTCAAGTATAAAGGAAAACTGACACCGGTTGAAAAAGACATGAAAAATAGACAAAAACAACAATATATTTTATCTAAGATTCAGAATTTTCAAGAATCTAAACAACGTGCTAGCCAGCAGCTTATTACAGGGTTGCCTCATTGGGATACTGAATATGATGTAATTCACCGGAAAATTAATGGGAAACAAGTTTATCAATAAAAACCGAAAATAGAAAATAGGAAAATAGAAAATAGAAAACTGTAAAATGCAAATTATAATATATAATTATACTTATACATTATAAGAAGGATGAATAAAAATGAAGAAGAAGAAAAACGCGACGCAGAAAAACGCAAATTTGTTGACAGTTTGAATCAATATTTTAGATACAAAGACAAATACGAAGAACTTATTAAAAAGGAGAAAAACACAATTGTCAAAATGGCCGGTCTAAGTTGGGGTGAAAAGAGAGCAGAATTCGCAAAAATTAAGCCTAAATGCATTAATTGCAAGCGACCTGTTGGATCCATCTTTTCCACTAAAGTTGACGGAGACGGGAGACATGCTATTGCCATTTGCGGAGATAGGAAAAACCCATGCCCTTTCAACATTAATATTAACTTGGGTTTAGTTGAAAATATACGCGACAACCTTGAAAGTGACGAAAACTCGCTCAATGAGTATAAAAGAGAAGTCATTGTTGACAAAAACGACTTATTGTTTGGCTACATTAACGCTGAAGAAGCTGTGGAAAGATTTGATAAAATTAAGGAGAAGGTTACCGAGTTTACCAAGGTGTACGAGTTCACGCTTCAAACTTATTTAAATGTTGTTGATAATGAAGAAAAAAAGGCTGAACTTAAAACTTTGCAACTTGAATTTTACAACAATTTGGATAATTTCAATTCAATGGTAAACCAATACAATTCTACGCAAAACACTCAGCTCATTGTTGATGCCGTTGATTTATACGTGAATACGATGAACCCTCGCGCTAATGAAATAATGAAAAAAAAATACGCTTATAACAATGTTGAGTACAATGAAGACGATAACACATTTCATTTAATTCAAAAGCCAATTACCGCTGAAAATTTTGAATGGGATCTCGCCGACAATGGTCAAAAGGTAATGTCATTTAAAACGGGGGTGGAACAAGACTCGTCCAAAAAGAGGGCGGTGAAAAACGTTGCATTTTCTCCTGCAATTCCGAGCATTAAATCAAAAAATCGCGATGAAGAAGGAGAAGACAATGATTCAAAATTCAAATTGAAACCTCAACTACGAATTCAAGAAGAATCAGAATCAGAATCGGATTTGGAATCGGAAGAGGGGTCTGATTTGGGATCGGAATCTGACAATGAATCTGAAGAGAGAAGACCTTTGCCAAAAATAAGAATACACCCGAATTTGCTTTCAGATGGGTCAATTGCTGCAACGGAAGCCAATCGTCTCAAGTACAAAATAGAACTTGTAAAAGGTGAATTAATAGCGACAGATCCACAAACGGGCGAAACGTATAAAGTTGTCGCTGGGCAATAACCAATTCCACATTTAAAAAATAAATAAATCTTGGAAAAATAATATGCGCAATAAGTATAAAGCATGATTTCAAAATTTATTAATATTCCAGTATTTATTATTAGTTTAGCGATTGGCCTCTTTTTTGTCTATATTTGGGGCCCAGAATTAAAAACAATATATGTTTATCCTACTCCTGAAAATACTGGAAAGGTTCAATATAAAGATAACGCGGACAATTGCTTCGTTTATGAAGCGAGTGAAGTTGCGTGCCCAGCGGATGAATCCCAGATAAAAACTGTGCCAGTTCAAAACGGGCAAAGCGATGATGGGTTGCAATAATGGAATTTATATATATTATATTATTATTACCTATATAATATATAAATGCATTTGGGGAAATTTTTTCACACGGAAAGCGGCAAATATCTAATGTCTATTATATTGGGTTTTGGTCTAGCGACATTATTTAGAAGTGCTTGCAAGGGCAAAAACTGTTTAATTATGAAAGCTCCTCCATTAGATGATATTAAAGACAAGGTTTATAAGCACGAAGATAAATGTTATAAATTTAAACCAGTTACAACAAAATGCGATGCCAATAAGAAAAACGTGGATATGCAATAACACTTTTAAAAAAGTACCACAGGTAGAACCCATTTTGTGATACTTTTCTAAAAAGTATCTTTGCGATTCTTTTCTGAAAGTATCTTCTTTATACTAATTATATGTCTTCTGATACAACTAGTATAATGGATCTACCAACTGACCCCACGGGTGGTGGCAGCATTGGTGGAAATGTATCCCTCTCTGTAAATGAAAAAATAGCACCCAATCAACACACCGTCGGCGGGCCGGGAGGGGTTTCTTTAGACCAAACTACGATAAACCAAATCGTTAGTGGTTTACAGCAAGCCAGTTCCACTGGAGCAACGCAACTTCAGTCTAGAGATATTCCTCGTAACACTGAAAACATATCACAGGATCCTCAAGTTCAGCCCAATTATATACCACCACCAGCATCTAATGCCGATTATATCACAGAAGAAGATGAAAATGAAGATATCATTAAAAACTACAATAAAAATGCGCAATACGGAGATAGTTTGGATCAACTTTACGACGAGATTCAAATCCCGTTATTAATTGCGGTTTTATATTTTTTATTTCAATTGCCCATTTTTAGACGCTATTTGTATAAGTTTTTCCCTGCGTTGTTTTCAAAAGATGGAAACGTAAATTTATACGGGTTTTTATTCACGAGTGCTCTATTTGGAATGTTATATTACACGTTGTCAAAAGTTATGACACATTTCAGTAAATTCTAAGATTAACGTCACGTTTTTAGTTGGTTGTCGGATACACATTCATTGGCACAACCGTTTTTAAGTTTTGTTTTTTGTATCCAAATGCATAATACAAAACGCTGTCTAGAAAAGACAATGGTTTTATTGTGGCACCAACAATTATGCAACGCATTAGTTTTTCCTCGTCAAAAATAGCATTAGTCAAATTGGCGTTTGTGAAATTTGTTGTTGGGTCTAGTCGTGCATTATATAGATTCACGTAAGATAAATTAGCGCCTTCAAAGTTTGTCTTGTATAATTTTGCGTTGCCAAGATTCGCGCCTCTTAAATCAGCTCCTGAAAAATTTACATAAATTAAATTTGTGTGCGACAAATTCGCGCTTGTCAAGTTCGCATTATTCATCATTGATCCTTGTAAATTTGCATATTGAAAATTCGTTTTTTTTAGATTGGCGTTTCTCATTTTTGACCCATTGATTTGCATGCGGGAAAAATTAGTATGCGACAAGTCAACGTCTTGCATAAAACTAACACTGACCTTTTTACTCTTAATTAATCTTCTCAGTTTTCTTCTTTTTAAATAAGACGATATTTGAGCGAACATTTTTGCAACGGCTTTTCATTATATATGTAGCATCATCTTTATATTCTTTTTTCGGATTGGGTTTACAGATAAATGTTAAAAAGAAAAATTGAAGAGAAAAATATATAAAAATAGCAAGACACATAAAATAACCACTAATCGCAGTAAATGCCAAATTCGGATATAACGAGAGTATTAGACGAAATTAAAAATAACAAGCGATTTGAACGATTTAGGCTAGCCAATGTTATTGCTCACGTTGCTGTCATTGTTTATAGAGGAAAAATAATCGCAAGCGCAGTGAATCGCATTGGTTATCGCAGAGAAGATAGTCAGAGTTATTACAACACTTATTTGCACACAGATAGGAATATGCACGCTGAAGAAAATGTTGTTAGAACCTTGGGGAATTATAATAGAATGAAAGACGCTGATATGTATATTATGCGTTTCGGCCGCGGGCAGAATAATGGGGGCTACGTAAACTCTAAACCTTGCGCAAAATGCGAGTGCTTCTTGAATAAATGTATGAGAGAATATAAACTGAAGCGCGTATTTTATACATCGTAACATTTACCGAAAATGTATTAAACCTTATTTTGGATTTAATATATTTGATACGCGAAATTTATGATGCGATTTGATTTAGCTGATGTATTACAAACAACATTTAATGATTCTGTAAAAATTTCTCTCTTTCAAAGAATGAAAACTGGAAACCCGTTGATTGACGCCATTTTTTCAACACTCGGGTTTGTTTTTTTTAGTTATGCGGTTAAGCTACTTTATGATCACGACGTTCTTAATCGGCCGTGGAACATAGATATTTGCGACACTGTGCGATCACTATTTTTTAAGAAATATTCAATCACGTATGAAGGCAAAAGATGTTCTAGTGTTGGCACTTACAACCTTTATCCAGTAGTTTCGTCTTGTTTTACAGACGCATTTAAAGCTCTATGGGAAGACATTTTGGGTACTATGGACGACAATGAAACGATTCGTGAATTAAAAGAGCTTTATACAACAATGGATAAATTTCGCGATAAAGACGACGACGATGATGACAATGATATGTACATAGTATCTCAAAAAAAGCCGTTTTTATATAAAGCCGACCTCAAGATATATGCCATTGCAGACTTTTATACCGAAGATTCTGGCGGCAGTGAAAAAGAAAAACAAACAACCAAAACGGATAAAATTACATTGACGCTTTATTCATACGAAACGAATACATCTGGCATTAAGAATTACGTTAACAAATTGAAAGATAAATATATAAAAGCCATTGAAGAAAGTCGTAATAGCCAAAAATTTGTTTATACTTTAGTAAAAACCAAATACGAGGATTATAAATATGAATGCTGGAGTGAATATCCTTTTGATAGCACTCGCACCTTTAAAAATATGTTCTTTGAAAACCAAGAACAAGTTATAAGTAAAATTCAGTTCTTTCTTGACAATAAAGAGTGGTATTATGAAATGGGAATACCTTATTCGCTTGGGATTGGGTTGCATGGGCCTCCAGGAACCGGGAAAACTTCTTTTTTCAAATGTTTGGCGAATATGACTGGTCGCCACATAGTTATTCTATCGTTGAAGCTTATTAAAACCAAGAGACAACTGGACGACTTCTTTTTTGAAGATAGATATAACTCTAATAATAAGGTTCATAGCGTGGGGTTTGATAAAAAGATTATCATTATTGAAGACATAGATTGTTTGGGAGAAATTGTTTGGAAGAGAAAAGATGCCAAGGACAATAGCGGAACAAGAATTGGACGGAAATTAAATTTGAACGCGTTGTCGCCTTCTTCAAAAGTGAACGTGGCAGATGTGATTCAAACTTTTGTTGAAGCAAATGAAGAACAAAACAAGCTTTTGACCGCTGTAACAAAAACCACGGAAGATGATCCGATTACATTGGACGATATTCTGAATCTATGGGATGGTCTTAAAGAGACGCCAGGAAGAATCCTAGGTATTAGCAGCAATCATTACGACAAGTTGGACCCTGCATTGATACGACCAGGTCGCATTGATATTACTTTGAAACTTGATAATGCGAGTCATAATATCATTCGTAAAATGTATAAAAGATATTATAATGCGGGCGTTGACGAGAGAAAACTTAAAAAGATAAAAGATAAATTCTATTCTCCCGCTGAAATTATAAATTGTTACGTTATGAATAAGAATGATCCCACCGAATTTATCGCGAGGTTACAAAGAAACGAGAAATTCTAGTTTCGGCATATTTAGATATACTGTGTTGGGTCAAAATTGCACCTGAAGCAATCTTGATGAAAGTTGAATTGCCCACCGTGTTCATAATGCGTTTTTCCGTCTTCCACCGCGTACATTGGATAAACTAACGCTCTATTTCCTTCTTTTGTAATCGCCCAATCTGAGCAAAAAGGCGTTAAATTTAATTCGGGGTTCAACGATTGAACTGCGTATCCGTCGTAATATTTGTCTATTAAAGCCTTGGCGTGAGTGCGAGACAACATGTACATCTGAGCGCCCCACAAATCATTTGGGTAGTTGTGATATTTGCGAGGCCTCTCTCTCTGGTTTTCTGGAGGAAACACGTGCTTGTCATGAAATCCATAATGATGGCTTTCTACCCCATAATAAGTTAGAAATCCCAATAATAATAAATCTAAATTCATCTCTTTGAAATCAGCAATAAGCGCAGGAACATCGTTAGCCAAATCCTTATCTATGTATATATCATCTTCGCAGAAAATTCCGTATTCTTTATCGGATTCAGTGACAAATTTATATATCATGTCAAAATGACCATAAGTGTAAGACCATGTCTTCTTCTCAAACGCATGGGTTTCCGCTGGAACGCTTATTCTAGGGTCGTCAAACCCAACGCCATCGTAAAAGTTCACATCAATATTTAACTTGGCAAACCTTTCGGCTATTGCAGTTTTTCTCTCTTCATTTTTGTAAGACAAACAATAAAAGGCGCATAAGTCATTTGCAGGATTTGACATGAATATAAGAATTTTAAGTCTTTATATTTATTTCAACGTTCGTTATAATTCGGTATATTTGTTGTTCAAAGATGTATAATAGCCGACCAAATTTAAAAATGCATCTTATAAAAAGTTATATCCAAAATTTGATGTTGAATTTACCGAAAAAAAACAACAACAAACCCAACAACAAAAACAAAACCACAATAGAAGAGATAAACGTGGTATTAGACGGAGGAATATTTAACGGAAGCTATTTAACCGGCGCCCTCTATTTTCTCAAAGAGATGGAGAAACAAAATTATGTGCGAATCAATAAGATTTCTTGTTGTAGTATTAGCTCGGTTTGCGCTCTCCTTTATTATGTAGACGCGCTGGATTTAATGACCGAAATGTATAATATAATTCTAAAACAATTTAAAGAGCGCCACAACTTGAACGCCATTGACGCATGTTTTGATAAGATTCGCGAGAGAATTTCGTCTGGTGGGGTACTTTGCGATAGTTTAAAAAATCGGTTATTTATATCTTATTATGACGTTAAAAAGGGCAAAAAGATTGTTATGCGGAAATATAGGAACATTGACGAAGTTTTTGAAACTATTAGAAAATCGTGTTTCGTTCCTTTTGTTGTAGATGGAAATATGTTGCATAAAAAACGTTTTTTTGACGGAATAAACCCTTATATTTTTCCGGCGGAAACTAATAGGAAGACCTTATATATTGATTTGTTTGGTGCGGATAAAATAGGTCATTTATTCTGCGTCAAAAATGAAAAAACGAATTTTCATCGCATATTGGCGGGGGTCTTAGACATTCACTTATTTTATATTAAACAATGCGCCGGAACTCAGATGTGCAGTTATGTGAATAATTGGTCTTTATATAATACATTTCGCAACCGAGTTTTAAAATGGTTCGTTGAAAAGTGTTTGGTTTATATAATTTATTTTATTGTGTATTTGAAGAGCTTTGTTCCCGATGAGGCTAGTGGGCATATTATTTTTAAAGTTTTATCAAAAATAATAAAAGATTTATACATAGTTTTGCTTGAAAATTATTGTTTTTAGATGAATAAGCCGCCTCGGCCTCGTTTTTTCGTACTAGTGTTTCTTGTTTTAGTTGATTTTTTTGTTTTTTTTAGTTTTATTGTTTTTGTTTTTCTATTGGCGGATTGTTTTTTTTCCTTTTTATCCATTTCGTCCGCTGGTCTATATCTTAAAAACCACTCTTCGTACTCGGAATCCTGCTTTTTCTTGTGCTCTTTTAATTCTTTAAACTTTTCCGCCTTTTCTGCGCGCATTTCCTCCACGGTTTCTTGATGACCATAGCAGCTTATGCTAAACCTTCGTAAAAGGCCCTTTTGTTGTAGACGATTTTTCTGTTGAACCTCAAATAAGAACTGAGCCATGCAAACGATTCTCTCTGTATCGTAATAGTTGCGATCTGAATATAAAAATGCGAGATAGAAACTCAACATGGTGTCAATTGTTGCTATTTTCACGGGTTGTTTATCAACCGTTATTATATTATAACTATGGCACGCAATGGGCTTATAAATAAAGGCAATTGTGTCGGCGCCTATCAGCAGTTGATAATGAGGCGCAACAATTTCGCCAATTTCTTTTCGCTTTATTATCTTAACATTTTTGAACCCTTCATCGTTAAGACGCTCCTTTAAAATTTCAGCCGTTTTTTTGGGGTCTTCGGATAAAACATCAAAATCGGGAATCTTTTCTAGCTTATCATGTAAACGCTTTGGCATATAATGCAAATAGAGAGAAATCGCGTATCCGCCAAAAAACACAACGCCTTGGTTAATAAACGAGTTTCTCACAGTTTCAAATATTTTATCCTCATCTTCTTTCTTTATCATTTCTCTCTGGAATGGCTCTAATTCGTCGCAATGTTGAGATTTCAATGGGTAGTTTTTGTTGAGCAACGTTAAACGCTTTAATACCTTTTCCCATCTACTTACATCTCCCGCAGGGCGAGAAAGTTCTAAATACATTGACATTCTAAGGTAATTGGGGGGCGCGTATAAGATTCCATCCACCTTTATCGCTTCTTGCTTAACATATTTGTATATCTCTTTGTGTAAAAACGTTATATCAGCGACTGGTATAAAATTCACAAAGACCTTATATGTGCCTTTGTGTTGACCAGACTTGGCTTCAACTTCTAAAAACCCGGCTTTCACATAATCGTCTGTTAGCTCTTTGCTATCTTTTAACGCGTTTGGAGAGAAAAAATCGTAGTCGGGTATTTCCACTTCGGTGTTATAAAACTGATCTTGCTTCGGCAAAATATTGTTTATCGCTGTGCCTCCATAACATATCACTTTCTTACGTCTAATGAAATTCTCAACAATATTGATAATCTTTTTAACTTCTCCTGAATTTGCGACGGCTCTTCCGGATCTTTCCTCGGCTTTATCCACTGCCGCTCTTAATATTGCCAATTCGCATTCCTGGAAATCCATTGATTTATCGCATATATTTTTCATTTGTTTTGTGTCTTATATTATTCGGAGAAAAATATAAGATAAATAGAAAAAGAAATGGAAAATAGAAAAAGAAATAGAGAATAATAGAAAATAATAGAAAATAATAGAAAATAATAGAAAATAATAGAAAATAATAGAGAATAGAAAAAATAAAATTGAAAAGTATTTTTAAAAATTTGAACAGTGTAAAACCAAATTAGTGGAAAATGAATTTGTCGCGTGTTTGTTTCTTCATCATTGCAAATGCATCCATTATTAATGGAATGTCAGTTATGGCTCGCGCTTCAGTTGTCGCAAGAGTGAGTGGCCGAAGGCAGAGAAGAGCAGAGGTGCGTTACGTTGAATTACAGAAGAAAAGAAAATGCGATTATGTGAAAAAGTTGTTTTCCGCTATTCCAAATGAGTGTGTGGCTGCTCCAATCAACAATGTTTATGATGTATATTCTTACAAGACGCAATTGTGGGAGTTTCATGAAAAGGAATGCTCGCCAAAAGAGTTGAATATCGTTGAAAGCATTCTAGCGTTTATTGCAGCCTGTCTAATATTCGCGTTTATTTTGTTACCCGCGGTTATGGGTTAGACAGAGGTGTAATAAAATTCTTAGGCTCTCCAATTACTTTCCCATTGTGATTCTTTTTCTTTAAAAAATAATGGTTCCAGAATTTTCGTGTATTATAAAAATCTTTTTTATGAGCGCCAGACCATTTGCTCGCAGAGCATTTCTTAGGATCGTTCTTTGCTCCCATGGTGAACCAATTTTTGTTTGTTTTTCTTAAACTACATTCACATATCGCCTTTTTGGGGTCTTTTGGATGAACTACGCATTTATGATTCAAGCAGTCAGACCATTCTGTGTTTTTGGGGCATTCTGTTATTCTTTTACCATCTTTCATTTCATTAATGGAGAATGTTGAATAAATTCGGCGAGTTCCAGAACGTGTTTTATGTGCTTTTAAAGTGTTACAAGGTTTTGTTGCGAAATTATAACCTGTTTCAACCGTGCATTTGCAACTTGTTTTTCCAGGGTTGTTTGGAATTTTCTTGCATGGCGCTGAAGTGCATAAAGCGTACCTACTTTTGCAAATTGTTAACCGTTTTTCTTGTTTTCTTGTTTTTTTTGTTTTTTTTAAGTTGCTGTTATTTTTTCTAGTTTTTGGCATGAATGCGTTATTATTATATTATTGTATTATAAAAAATAAAAATAATACAATAAATTTGGGTTGGGGTTTCTAAATGTTGAACGCGTAATAGTCGCTCTTGACGCTTCTCGTTTGGAAAGAGAGTGCAGGGTTTTGCGGCGCAGGTGCTTGAACAACCACGGGAACATATCTTAACTTCTCAGGTTTCAAGGCAAACGCGTATCCGGATTTATCAAAAAACGCGTTATTTTCCTGTAAATTCGCGTCATTCTTTTGATACATCATAGAGATCATTTGACAGCCCGTTTCTCTGCAAACTATTGCTCCAGGATTTGGTGGGTTTGTTCCCACGTCTGGCATTGATATACTCATGCTTTGTTTATTATATTCTTGAAGTTCTGATAAATCGGGTGTATTTTTAACATCATAGTAACGCAATGCACGCATAAAAATAGAGTTGCTAGTCATATTTACATATTCGTAAAAATCATGGCAATCCATGAAAGAGTTGTTGGATTTATCAACAATCAAAACGATTGTCTTCTTTTTATTCAAATCTAACAAAGGAATGTTGCCAAAATTAGTTCCATTTTGCTCAAAGCTATATTTGGGGCCTAAAAAGAACTGTTCGTAGTGCTTCAATAAATTGGCAAAATTTTGATACATCTTTTGATTTGCGCTCTTAAATCGCAGATGAATTATGATTGGATCATTTGGGTTAGGAGCAGTACTCGCGGCGAAGGCGTAATTTGTTATAATATTCATTACTTCTGAAAATGGCACAGAGTTATAGGTTTCCTTAATATAATTGCTATCAACGGTTGACGTCGCAACCACGGGTTGGTCATCCATTGAAAAAATCTCAAAATCCAATCCTCGGGAACCTTGTTTTAAAACGTCTTTTAGGGCGCACGTTGAAACATAATCGTTTTTATAGGTTCCTGGGCTACAGCAGTTGTAAGCGGTCTTTATGTAATAGTCTTTAAACGTGTATTTGCAATTGGGGTCAGAGGAATTCAATGATTTAATTGACCCATTCAGGGTTGAAAACGATTTGTCCATGGCGGAACACTCGCGGCTTAGCAGATTTCTCATATGGAAATAATACCATAATGCGAGTATTATAAATAGGATTATCATGCTAAACAATATTTGTGTGACGAAATCTTCCTTAAGGTTTTTAACCATATCTAATAAATTGTTTGTTTTTCTACCAGCGTCCATGTTTATGTGTTTGTCTATTATATTATGTTATAATAATTAATGAAACAAAAACAGTTAAAAATATAAATTTATCTGTATAATATATCTAAAATATGGCCGGAGGATTAATGCAATTAGTCAGCGAAGGGCAACAAAACATTATATTAAACGGCAATCCATCAAAAACTTTTTTTAAAGCAACGTATGCCAGGTATACCAATTTTGGTATGCAGAAATTCCGCGTTGATTTTGACGGATCTAGAACATTGCGTTTAAATGAAGAATCCAACTTTACTTTCAAAATACCTCGGTATGCTGATTTGCTTATGGATTCTTATGTTAGTGTTGAGTTGCCGAATATTTGGAGCCCCATCATGCCACCAAACACCGACACAACGACGCAAGAAAACAACGCTGGCATTTGGGTGCCTTATGGATTTAAATGGATTGAAAATTTGGGAGCACTAATGATATCACAAATAACAATCACTTGCGGAAACCAGACATTACAGGAATATACAGGAGAATATATTAATTTGCTCGTTAAGAGAGAATTTGGCGGAACTAAACAAACTTTATTTGATAACATGACGGGAAATACTAGTGCATTGAACGATCCAGCTAACTACGGCGCTCGTGTTAACTCGTATCCGAATGCGTATTATGCGGGAGCTTCGGGGAGCGCGGAACCATCAATTCGCGGCAGAATTTTATATATTCCGATTGGAAGTTGGTTTAACTATAAGACGCAAATGGCGTTTCCTCTAGTGGCGCTTCAGTACAACGAGTTACACATTAATATTACAATGCGACCAATACAGGAGCTTTTCAGGATTCGCGACGTTTTTGATGCAGCAAATAACTATCCATACGTCGCCCCCAACTTTAATTTATGGTATATGCAATTTTATAGATTTTTACAAACACCACCTTCCGTCGCTCTCGCTCTAGAAGATTACGATGATACTCGTACGCTTTGGAACGCCGATATACATTTAAATTGCACTTACTGCTTTCTTTCCAATGAAGAATCGCGATTGTTTGCTCTTCAAGAACAAAAATATTTGTTTAAACAGGTTAGAACTCAGAAGTTTTATAATGTTACAGGAAGTAATAAGGTGCAATTGGATTCGGTTGGCATGGTTTCAAATTATATGTTTTATTTCCAAAGAAGCGACGTCAATTTGCGCAACGAATGGTCTAATTATTCAAACTGGCCTTATAATTATTTACCTTATGACATTACACCCGCACCAACAAACGGTTATTATCCAATTACGAGATATAACCCCGATGGTTCCACGACTACTGTATCTATTGGCCCAGGAGTGAACGCAAACGGCGACTTAACGGGATGGTATATTAGCGGCAATTATAATTTGGAAAACCAAAACTCTATTTTGACTTCCATGGGCATTTTGTTGGATGGATCTTATAGGGAAAACGGGCAACCCTACGGTGTTTATAACTTTATTGAAAAATGGTTGCGAACGGATAGCAATTTACCTGACGGTGTTCTTTTCTATAGCTTTGGAATGAAAAACTCACCATTGGATACACAACCGGCTGGAGCCATTAACATGAGCCGTTTCACTACAATTGAGTTGGAATTTTCCACTGTTATTCCGACGGTTGATCCTTATGCGCAATCGTTGGCCATTTGCGATCCCGCGAATAAAACTATTATTGGCATTAATAAACCCACTTGGAGAATTTATAATTACAACTATGATTTGACATTGTTTGAAGAGCGAATCAACTTGATTACCTTTGTCGGAGGCAATTGTGGGCTCATGTATGCCACGTAAACCTCGCGTTTCTTGTTTTACAATATTTACTGCAAATATTGTGAAATTTTGGTGTTTCATAGTTTAGTTTGCATGGTCAAACGTTTGAGTCGGTAACTGAAATTAGAAATATTTGGTTTCTCAGTAAGGGAAGAAAATCACTGTTTTTAAGGGTCCAAAAGTGTTTCAAAAAGTCAAAAATGGACAAAAATAAATGTCCAAAAATGAGAGAAGCCAAATATTTCCTGGAAAAGGGGTGAAAATTTCGCCTGTCTGACTGAGATGCTCTAAACACAAAAATTTTAATCCAAAAAAGTGTTACGATAAAATAAAAAGTATTTTTGGGAAAACAACTTAGCTATTTTTTCTATTTCCAATATATGGAAGTTGTTGGAAATGAAAATGTAGGAAAAAGTAGCTCGGGTTTTTGTTGCAATGTTTGTGACTACAAAACAAGTAAGAAATATAATTATGATAAACATCTATTGACATTTAAACATTTAGTTTCAACAAATGGAAATAAAAATGTAGGAAAAAGTAGCATCACTAATTTTACATGCGAAACGTGTAACAAGAGTTATAAAAATAGTTCAGGTTTGTGGAAGCACAGTAAAAAATGCACCAAAGAAGAAAATAAAAGTATTGAAATGGAAGAATTGCCCCACTCAATTGCGGCAAACCCATTAGAAATAATTACGGAATTGTTTCAGGAACAGTTAAAAGAAAACAAAGAATTAAAGGAATTGTTGATTGAGCAAAATAAAAAGCTCATAGAATTGGCTGAAAAGAGTCAGGGTCAAATTACCAACATCACAAACAATAATAGCAATACAAACAACTTCAATTTACAGGTTTTCTTAAATGAGAAATGCAAGGATGCCCTCAATATTATGGAGTTCATTAATCAGTTGCAGTTAAACACTTCTGATTTGGATATGGTCGGTCGCGTTGGTTATGCAGAAGGTATTTCCAAAATCTTTATAAGAGGTCTTAAGGAGCTGGATATATTTAAAAGGCCTCTTCATTGCAGCGATTTGAAAAGGGAAGTAGTCTATGTAAAAGATAAGGATTCTTGGGAGAAAGATTGTGAAGACAAAAAGACAATGAAAAATGCTATAAAATTCATCGCCGCTAAAAATTTCAACATGATAAATGATTGGATAGAAGATAACCCAGAATACAATGATTATGATTCCAAAAAGCACAAGGAATATCACAATATCATATTAAAAGCGTCGGGTGGCGCAACGCCAGAAGAAGACGAGAAGAATTATAACAAGATAATCAGAAACGTAGCTCAGGAAGTCACCATTGATAAAGCAGAAACTGCAAAACTTCAATAATATATCCCGAAATGGTCTGGATATATTATTTTTATTTTTTCTTATTTGTTCTTAGTTCTTAGTTGTTCTTAGTTGTTCTTAGTTGTTCTTAGTTGTTCTTAGTTGTTCTTAGTTGTTCTCACTTGTTTTTAACTTTATAAAAACGCGTTTGCAGCCAATGGCCCATTATCATTAAATTCGCCAGACAAAGAAGGTCTCTCGGGATATTTAACTGTAAAATAAGAAGCTGTTGGAGTGTATCTCTTGTCGTATAATTCCATTCCGCTATCAAACGCATTTCTCCACGTATTTACTCCCTGAAAATATTGCGGAGCATTCGTGCTAGGTTTATTTATCAGTTTGGCCTGAGTACCAATGTCAGTAGTCAAAGTGGAATAAGTCGGTGTTTCTTGCGTCGTGAGTTTTCCGGCATCATTTTGACCGCGAATGTCGTGATCATCTAACGTGCGCTCTTCGTGAGCAAATCGTTTTGTCTCAGGATTGCACCCAAAACAATCAATATCAGCACTGCATTGTTCTCCGGTTAAAGAACACCTATTATTTGGCCCGCACATATTCTGGCAAGTCGTCGTCGTTGTTAAAGGCAAGTCAACGGTATGGCTCGTAGAGTCAAGCTCAATTCTGTTTGTATATTGTTCAATAATGTACCTCTTTTTTATTAAATAATCCCCCCACTGAATAATTGCGACAAATAACATCAATACTATAAATGACCAAAAAAGCACTGTTAGTTTATTCATGTTTTCTATATATAATTGAATAAGATAAAAATAATTCAAGCGACTTTTTTAGCAAGTTGTCAATGAAATTTTTATATCATTTTATTATAGTATGTCAGACACATCAATAATAGATGATAAGAAAAAGCAGCAAAGCCCAGATCAAAAAAAAGAGTTTTATAATTTCTTTATCGGTATATTTACGAGGTTAATAACAATAGGAATCCTCGTTTTAATAGGTGCATTGTGTTTATATTCAGGCAAGGTCGCCCAAACAAACATTCTACCAACTTGCTTGTCTTTTGCTCCATATACAAAAACCCCGCCTCCAATTAAAGAGATTCCAGTAGATATTAATATTTTCAAAACCGAAAAAGGCGTCTGGTCAACTAAACTTGAATTTCCATTAGATGAGAATTTTAAAACGATCAACAATACTCTAGGAGTTTTGCAGAATTTGGCAAATGGTCCCAATTCAAACGTTTTTAAATTATATATCGCAAAAACATTGCAACAAATAATCGCATGCAACTTCTCGGTGGTCAACACTGTGAACAATTTTATGAACTCAATGTTATCGGAAACGTGGTTTATATTACTTGCACCATATATTTTGTTTTTTACGAGCATTGCAACAAGTGTTATAAACACATTCTATATGTTTTTGTTGTGGTTCTACAACATTTATTTATTATTCAGCGAAAAAACTACGGATAACGCGGGCAATACAACTTGGAAAGACGGAGAAATGTGGGGCATGTTTAATTGGTCTTGGTCTTTAATGTATATTTTTGCGTTCACCATCTTGTTTTTCATAGTTGGAATGGGTTTCGTCATTCCTGTAACCGCCTTTTTCGTTTCTCTCTTTTGCACGATATTCCCCTTATTTATGAAGTCAAAGAACGCGGAAACGGGGAAATCGTACGGTCTTTCAGAAACCATTAAAAATGTTTTCAAGTATAAATTAAATATTATTATGATATTGTTGTCGTTGTACGTGATCTTATCCGCGAATGGCAATTTCGGAGGATACGCGGCATTTGTGGCAATTTTGTCGTGCATCATATTGTATTTCTTTTCTTCTGTGTATCACCCTTATATGCCAAAGGCGACAGATCACGCAACGTTTGGATTAGGCGACTATGTTCAAGCCGAAAAAATCTGCACTCCATTGGCTGCTATAAATAGAGAATCAACTATGTTTGAAAAGATTGGAAAATTGTTTGGAGGCGCGAAACGCGGGAAAAAATAAACCCAACAAAAGACAAATTATAACATAAATATATGAAAAAACACAACATAAATATACGAAAAAACACAACATAAATATACGACAAATATAATATAAAAAACTTATATTATATTCATCTACAAGAAAACAATGGGAAAAACCAGTAAAGCTCCCCCCAAACAAAAAGAACTTCCGTTTGTGAGTATTTGCACGCCAACATTTAATAGACGCCCATTTTACCCGATAACTATTAAGTGTTTTGAAAATCAGACGTATCCGAAAGACCGAATGGAGTGGATTATTATTGACGATGGAACCGATAAAATAGAAGACCTAGTCTCTCATATACCGCAAGTTAAGTATTTTAAATACGATCAGCGCATGAACTTGGGGAAAAAGCGTAATTTAATGCACGACAAATCAAAGGGCGATATTATTGTCTATATGGATGACGACGATTATTATCCGCCGGATAGAGTGTCACACGCCGTAGAAACACTTCAAAATAACCCCAAGGCTCTATGCGCGGGCTCCAGTGAGATGTTTCTTTATTTTAAGCACATTCATAAAATGTATAAATTCGGGCCTTATGGGCCAAACCATGCGACGGCAGCAACGTTCGCGTTTCGCAGGGACCTGTTAAAACAAACTAGATACGAAGACAATGCGGCACTTGCTGAAGAAAAGGCGTTTTTGAAAAATTACACCGTTCCATTTGTTCAACTGGATTCAATGAAAACTATTTTGGTTTTCTCGCATGTACACAATTCGTTTGATAAGAAACCATTGTTGGATAATCCAAGCCCGTATGTTAATCTCTCGGAAAAAACGGTGGACGACTTTGTCAAAGACCCGGATACTAAAAAGTTTTTCATGGAAGACATTGATGAACTACTAGCGAACTACGATCCTGGAAGCCCGAAACACAAGCCAGAGGTTCTACGACAGATGGAAGAGATGAAGAAGAAGAGAGAAGAAATGGCTAGACAACAACAAGAGCAACAACAACGTCAAATTTCAAACATGTCTCCTATAGAAGTGGCCAACGCGTATGAGAATAAATTGGCAGAACAGAGTCAAATGATGAATGGATTAGTTCAGGAAAATTCGGCTCTTAAAGCAAAGATTGATTATTTGGAGAAAAAAATGAAGGAAGTTATCGCAAATGCTATACGCGAAAAGGCTGCCGCAAAAAAAAACGAGGTAGTTTAAAAATGTGAGGGTTTTTTCAATTATATTATATTATATTTTATGACATTTTATATACATAATATATAATGGCAACACCAGATTATACAAAAAAATACAGCAAAAATCTTGAAGATAAAACGGGTGATTATTGTATTGAGACCGCCAAAGAACCCATAATCGCAGCAGCATTTGTTCCGTCTTTACCAGGAGACCCATCAGATAAAACTGAAAGAAACAAGAATCCAGTACCAATGTCTAGACTGTTGGTATTATCACAAGGCGATTATTTTTCAATTGGAAATTTAGGCGAAACATATAGAGAATTTAATCAACGGTATTATGATGAAGGGAGTAGAGGAGTTTATCCAAATGAAGAAACTTATGACCCTAAGAAGACCAAATTTATTTGGAAAGATTATAATGATGCCAAATGCCCATTGAATAAAGGTAAAATATTATGCATAGCACCAAGTCCAGGTGCGCTACAACAAAATATTAATTATGATCCTTATGCGAAACAAAATACAAGTAAATATTCTTTAAAATATAAAAATTCACCTGAAAAAGACAAAATTGCTTTTGGAACAGATAGAAATACTATAGTTGTAGTATGTCGTGAATATTGTGGGGGTGAATATACTGACTATAATAAAGTAAAATATAAATATTGTGACCCACCTGTAGTATTAGGCCAAGAGGCACACCGTGGTGGCAATGGAAGTGACGATGAAAGAGATTGGCAAAGAGAAAAAGAATTAATAGAAGAAGAGAAGAAAGAACAACAGGAGAAAGAAGATGAAGAAGCATGGGAAAGAGGTGAAAACCCACCCCCTAGAGAAGAGATTAAAATGGTTCCAAGCCATACAGGACCTGTAAATTCTATAGCATGGAGCTCAGATGGTAAGAGATTAGTATCTGGTTCATCTGACACAACCCTGCGTATGTGGAGTGTAAGTTTAAGAAACGCAATAAATTGGGAACAAAAATATTTAGATTTACCTCAAATAAAAGCACAAAAAATTACTTTAAAAGATATAGATTGGAATGCGAAGTCCTCATCTATGCCAAAAAATGACTATGAAAAATGGAAAAATGAACAACGCAAAGAAACAGCTTGGGAGCGCGAAGAATGGAAATGCGATTGGGTCACAAAAAAAGAGGATTTTAAAGGGTATAGTCGTTATCATACGGCACCAATTGT